CGCATCGAAGATCGGCAGCGGATCGCAGACGTATTACTACAGCGTTCCGAACCTCACGCAAGAGAAGGTGTTGCAGTTCGCGCAAGCCAAGTACGCGCAGATTATCCAGCACGAGATGAAATGCGAGTTCACGATTCCCGCGCAGGGTAATGACGCGCTCACGGTATCGAGCCTGATCGCGTTGAGTGGCACCGGTACCGCGTTCGATCAAACCTACTACCCCGACTCGCTGCGGCGCGCGCTCGACTTCGAGAGCGGCTACACGCTGCACGTCAGCGCCAAGAACCATTCACCCGACACGCAGGAGGCGAATTGAGCCGTCTCGCTAACGCAATGAGTCAGCGCGCGGCGCTCGCGATGCTCGACCTGACGACGCCACGCACCGGCATCATCACGTCGTATGACCCGAAAAAGCACGCCGTCAAAGTCGCGATTCAGCCAGAAGGCGTCGAGATTGCCGGATGGATTCCGCTCGGCGCGGCCGGCGTCGGCAACGGCTTCGGCATCGTGTGCGGCCCGAATCTCGGCGACATGGTGCAGGTCGCGTTCGATAACGCATCGCCGAACGCACCGCGCATCGTCGGGCGCTTCTTCTCGAGCGTCAACATGCCGCCCGCGGTGCCGAGCGGCGACACGTACATCGTCCACAAGTCGGGAAGCGCGCTGAAGTTCAACGGCGACGGAACGATCGCCGTCACCGCGACGTCGAGCATCACCTACACCGCGACGCAGCATCATTTCGTCGGCCCGGTGCAGATGGATAACACGCTGCTAGTCAAGCAGACGATGACGGGACAAGGCGGCATGGCGGTATCTGGCGACAACGGAACCGGCGCGACGTCGACTATCACCGGCAACCTCGCGACAACCGGCTCGATCACCAACAACGGCAAGAACATCGGCAGCACGCACGCACATAGCGGCGTTCAGTCTGGTTCGAGCAACACCGGGGCGCCCGTATAAGCCATGTCCGATTGCTATCACTTCTGGGGCAATGATCTAAACGTCTCTGCCTCGGGCGATCTATTGCTCGCGGGAGAGAGCGACACGACGCAGCAGCAGATTCTTCGCGCGCTGCTCACCAATCCCGCCCTCTCCGACCGCGCCGGCAACCCGCTCGCAACCGCCGACTATTCGGATCATCCCGACTTCGGCGCGGGCCTTCCGCGGCGCGTCGGCTCGACGCTCAACGTCGCGGAGCTGCGCGCGCTCGTTCGAAGCGTTGTCGTGTCGTTTCCGAGTGTCGCTCGCACGCCCTCGCCAGTGATCGACGTTCTGCCGTTCAACGACGGCGCGACGATCAATATCCAATACGCGGACCTGATCACCGGCACGACTGAAACCCTCTCCTTCGACATCAATCAATGAGCGTCAATACCCAATCATTCACGCAAATCTTGACCGGGTTCGCGACGACTGTGCAGGGCGCCGCCTCGTCGCTCGTGAACTTCGTCATCGGCTCTGTGCTCCGCGCCATCGGCGAGGGTACGGCATGGGTCGCGCTCTGGCTTCAGGGCTTGATTCTGAACGCCATCGCATTGACGCGCGCGGCGACGTCGAACGGCGCGGACCTCGACACCTGGTTCGCGCAATACGGCTTCACGCGGCTCGCTCCGACAGCGGCAAGCGGCGCGGTCACATTCTCGCGTTTCACGACGACACAGCAAGCGCTGATTCCGGTCGGCTCGATCGTTCAGACTGGCGACGGCACGCAGCAATATAAGGTGGTCGCGGACACGACAAACGGCGCATATAGCGCGACGCTCGGCGGCTTCGTCATCGCGGCCGGCTCGGCGTCGGTCACATGCGCGGTCGTCAGCATCACACCCGGCTCGAACTCGTTGAGCCTGCCTGATTCGTCGGGCAACGTGAGCGCGAACACCATCACGGCGCTTTACCAGTCGATTCCATTCGTCGACACGGTGACGAACGCCCTGCCCTTCGCGAACGGCGTTGACGCTGAATCTGACGCCGCGGCGCGCGTGCGCTTCGTCGGGTATCTCGCGTCTCTCGCGCGGGCGACAAAGGCGGCAATTGGCGCGGCGATCAAGGCGCTTGGCGCGAATTTCACGTACACGATCATCGAGAACCAGACGCTTGCCGGCGCAACGCAGATGGGATATTTCGCCGTAGTCGTCGATGACGGAACCGGCGCGCCGAGTTCGTCGATTCTGTCGGCGGTCTATAACGCGGTCGACGCGGTGCGCCCCTTTACATCGACGTTCGGTGTGTTCGCGCCGACAGTCGTCAATGCGACGGTCGTCATGACGCTGCAAACGACATCGACCGGCGTCGCGCACTCGACGACCTGCGCGCTCGTGCAATCCGCGATTTCGACCTACATCAACACGCTGCCGCTCGGCGCAAAGCTGCCGTATTTCAAGCTCGGGCAGATTGCGATCGACGCATCGAGTGACGTTCTTAGCGTGCTCACGCTCACGGTGAACGGCGCAACGGTTGATTTGGCTGCGACGAATCAGCAGGTCATCAAATCCGTTTCTTGCTCTGTTTCCTGATGGTGATCCAATGACAGGAGACCAACAAGACTTCTTCGCGCGCATCAAAGCGCGCATGCCGAGCGGTTGGTTCGGTACTGACTCGCCGATTCTCGATGCGTTGCTCGGCGGTATCGCATCGGCGTTCGTCGCAGTGTATGCGGCTTATCAATACCTGCTTGCGCAAACCCGGCTTCAGACGTCGACGGATGGTTGGCTCGACATTTCCGCCGCCGATTACTTCGGCGAGAACGGATTGCGGCGCTTGCCGAACGAGACCGACGCGAATTATCGGACGCGGATAAAAATCAACATCGTGCGCGAGCGCGGCACACGCGCGGCAATCACGAAGATTTTGACCGACCTCACCGGGCGCGCGCCGAAGATCGTCGAGCCGACACGGCCGCAGGATACGGGCGCCTATGGCTTCGCGCTCGGGTACGGCGTCGCCGGCGCATATGGCTCGCTGCTGCTCAACTATCAAGCCTTCGTCACCGCGTACCGCCCGGCCGGCTCAGGCCTTCCGTACATCCAAGGTTACGGCACATCGCCCGGCGGCTATGCGCGGGCATCACGCGCAGCTTACGCAAACATCGGGGACATGACGACGGGCGTCACCGATGCGGCGATCTATGCCGCAATCGCCTCAGTTCTGCCGGCCGCGACGATCGCATGGGTTGCCATCTCAAACGGCCCCGGCGCACTGCCGACTTATCTCGATTCCACATTCTCGCTAGACAGTTCCAGCTTGTTCTAGTCGATCTTTCGATGGGTACATATGTCGAATTTCACAAGCGGCCAAATTTTAACGGCCTCGCAGCTTAACTCCGCGTTTGACGCAAAGGCCGACTCCGCATTCACGCAGATCGGTACGGGGGCGGTCGCGCGGACGGTGCAAGATGAATTGCGCGATCGCGTCAGCGTGAAGCAATTCGGCGCGAAAGGCGATGGCGTCACGGATGACACTGCGGCGATTCTCGCGGCGATGCAGTTCGTCAAGGCGGCAAAGGGTACGCTTGTTTTTGCTGCTGGCAAGTACATCGTTTCCGACTTCCTTCTGACGTTCGCGGATCAGGAAGCGCTGACGCTGGAAGCCAATGGCAAGGTCGAACTCTATAGCAACAAGACTGCGACGCGTTCCACTGGTAGCGTCCTCGACTATGGTCTTGCTGGCTTTGGCGGGACATACCCTTACGACTATTTCATCCGCACGCAACCCACTGTTGTCGGAACAACAACGCTCACGGCAAACGCAGAGAGTAGCAACGTCTGGTTATCAGTAGGCGACATTAGCCTGTTTCAAGTCGGCAGCCTGATTCGGATTAGTTCTTCGCGCTTGATCCAAACCGAAAGCCGGGGCGGCAACATCGAAGGGCAGATGGCAACTGTGGAGGAAGTGGACGTCACGAATAGCCGTATCAGAATCCGTGACCCGCTGGCGTACACCGCCCCAGCCAACACGATCACCAACGGCACGGTCGCGTCCGTTGTTGCATCCGACACGCTGACGCTATCCGGAATTTCATTGACTGACGCGCAGGCTCGCGTGCAGTGCTTCTTCCCTGGTCGCGGCAACGCGTACTCGTACATTAGCCGCTGGAATGCAGCGACAAATACCGCGTATTTCCGGGGGATGTTCGCACTTCCGCTTCCCTCTGGCGTGGCTGTGGGCGATGCGGTTCAGCTACAGTGGGCGACGACGATTACAGTTTATACGCGCTACTCGTTCAAGATGATTGGGGACTTCACTCTGTCGCGGGCACCTCACCTTAACGCTACGGCGGGCGATGAGGGCTATCGTGGACTCTCCATTTTCTATGCTAAAGAGTGCACGATCAAGGGGGCGCGCATTTACCACTTTTCTGAAACCGGGATACATATCTGGAACTGCTACCGGCCTCAGATCAGCGACATTTACGTATACGGCTCGAACCGTGCCTTCGGGGTAAGCAACGGGACCGGATATGGCGTCGTGATATGGGGTAGTTACGCACCAGTGGTCGAGAACATTTCTGGGGCAGCATGTCGTCGTCTGGTCGACATTGCTGGTCTTAATGCGATCTCGTGGTTCGGGCGGGTTCAAGGACTCCAGTTCGACGGTGGCGGCATGGCCTATGACGGTAACGAATTCTGGCCAGCAGGGCCAACTTATCAGTTTGCGGCGGGTTCTCATGGCGGCGCCTATTACACGAAGTACATCGACGTTTCTGCGAAGGACTGTCGGGAGTTTTTTGAAATTCGCGGCTACCGTGAGCAGATCATCAACATGGACCTGTCGGGCTACTGCTACGCGTGCGTGTACCTGAATGGTGGCGGCACCGATTTGCAGATTATCGGCGGCTCGTATCAAGACGGTATTTCAGACCCGGAACAGAATCTTAATTACCAGACGTCTACGATGCGCGGGAACACCGCGAAGTGGTTCATGTACGTGGACATCCAGAACGACTTTCCTGCACTGGGCTTCAGTATGAGGGGTGTCCGGGCAACGTCGATAAGCGCAGCCATTCTCAACGTCGATACGACGAGTTCTATCGGGGCCATCAGTGGTGGCGCACTGACGTGGAGCATGTCCGATTGCGTGTTTAACGTATCGCGGGTCGGGGCAGGAAACAACACGTTTAACGGGTTCATTCTCACCCCTGCTCTCGCTGACGTTAATCCGCGCTATACCGACGGTGGCGGTAACCGGATCATCGCCAGCGATGGCTCGTACCTGCCGACAGGAACGGTAAGCAGGTTTCAGTTCGGCGTCACCTGGAATCAGTATCCGGGCAGTGTTATTCGTCTGGACGACACGTCTTGGTTGGGCTGTATCAGCGATCAAAGCGTGTTGCGCATTCCTGTGTCGGGCAATGCGAAGCTGGCTCACATGACAATTTTCGACCGTGAATCGGGTAAGTCCTATCGTGGCGAGGGGATCATTCTTAGTGCCACTTCGATAAATGATACGTCGCCACTGCAAGCCACGAACAAGGTTGGTATCGGACTAAGCAACGTGGCGCTAACTGGTGCAACGGGAACGGCAGGTAACGTAACCCTTTCATTCCGGCCAACGGGCACTGATCCGGTGACGGGTAATCCGGCCACATATTCCTTGTACATCGAAAATCGCACCGGCGGAACCGTGTATCCGATCTTCAGGCTGACGCTCATCGAATAGTGGGGCATGGCACATCGGAATCATTCAAAAGCGGTCGGACGATCAACTCGACTGCGACTGACCTCGAATTTCTGCATCGCCACTAATCCCGCCGACACGCATCACCAAGCCCGCCGCGAGCGGGC